CAAGCAGTAAAGATCCTCGACAAGTATCTTGAAGGCAAAGAGAAACCACCAATGGTATTTGTTCTTGACAGTCTTGGCAATCTTTCAACTGATAAAGAGATGCAAGATATCGCCGATGGTAAAGATACAAGAGATATGACAAGAGCCCAATTGGTTCGTGGTGCTTTTCGTGTTCTTACATTGAAACTCGGTAAAGCCAAAGTTCCATTGATTGTTACTAACCATGTTTATGATGTTGTTGGTTCTTATGTGCCAATGAAGAAGATGGGTGGTGGCTCTGGTCTAGAGTATGCTGCATCAACAATCATCTTTCTATCTAAAAAGAAGGACAAGACACTTGATGATGACAATGGTAGAACAGGTGCCGTGATTACCGCACATCTTAAAAAGTCACGTATGACAGTTGAGGATAAGAGAGTTGAAACTTGGTTAAACTATTCTGCTGGTCTCGATAAGTATTATGGATTGCTTGATCTTGCAGAAAAGTATGGCATCGTAAAGAAGGTTTCTACTCGTTTTGAATTTCCTAATGGTGCCAAAGCATTTGAAAAGGAAATCAAAAAGAATCCAGAAAAGTTCTTTACAAAAGACATTTTAGATGCTATAAATGAGGGTTGTCAAGCAGAGTTCCTTTATGGAAAGTCTAATGTAACGGAGATAGATGATGCTGAGTAAGACTGTAACAATGTTTGCCAAAAAGATCATTCATGAAGGAATGAAAAATCCATTACTCAAGATGGAAGCATATGAAAATGATAGAGGTGTATCTTTGTCTTTTAAGGATAGTAACGGAGATTATGTTTTCTTGAACTATTCAGGATTATATTCTATCTATAGAAAAGTAAATGACAAGTATGAATGTCTATATGTCGGTCAGACCGATCACACGATTTATGGAAGATTAAATCGTTGGGCAAAAGGTGTCGCAGGCAAATTACGACATGATGAAAGTCACTCTGGTGCTATAAAAGCTAAACGAGATGGTATAACATTAACTGATGAATTATATGTCAAAGTAATTGACTATGACACCGTTTATACAATGTGGGAAAATTTCACCAACGATTTTAATCATATTAGTATTTACGGAATTGATGAATGGATAGCACCTTTATTAAAGTCAAAATATAATACCATTACATGTGAAGAATCGGCTAGTCTGGAGGACTTTTTCTAATGGAACTGGGAACTGATTATAAGTTTAGGGATGACCTGTTTAATGTAAAACATGAAGGAAGCACGGTTCCTATTGAATTAATGCTTGACCCATTCAACGGAGTAGTGTATCATTATACTACTGTTGCATTTAAGATAGGTGAGGATGATATTCCTCGCATATCTTTTGAATATGAGATTGACAAGACAAATGATCTGTCTATGACAACCCTCAGAAAGAATGAAAAATTTAATGCGACATTGGGTTTGATTTTGAATGCACTATTGTTGGATGCATCGGAAGTGGAGGATGTGAGTGAGACTAGAACAAACGATACTGAAGAACCTGATCAAGGACAAGGACTACACTCGTAAGGTTCTACCATTTCTGAAAGAAGAATACTTTGGTAATATGGAAGATCGGCTACTTTTCAAAGAAGTGGCCGACTTCTTACTAAAGTATGGTGAGCAACCTACCTTTGATGCTCTTGATATTGAGATTAACAACATTCGTGGCACAACGGATGATACTGTTAAGTCAATGCGAGAGACACTAAAAGAACTTAATAATGACACAGAAAAGACTAATCCAGATTGGCTTTTGGACAATACTGAAAAGTTTTGCCAGGAAAAGGCAATCTATAATGCTATCACATCATCATTGGAGATTATGAATGGGAAGGGGAAACAGGCTAAGGGCGCTATACCTTCTTTGTTGTCTGATGCTCTGGCTATATCTTTTGATCCGAATGTTGGTCATGATTATATTGAAAATGCTGTAGAACGATACGATTATTATCATCGGGTAGAAGAAAGAATACCTTTTGATCTAGAATACTTTAACAAGATTACGAAGAATGGCATTCCAAAGAAAACTCTCAATATCGTTATGGCTGGCGTCGGCGTTGGTAAGTCACTTACTCTATGTCACTTTGCTTCTGGTTATATAAACCAGGGTAAGAATGTTTTGTATATCTCTATGGAACTTGCTGAACCGGAAGTTGCTAAACGTATTGATGCTAATGTTCTAAACGTGTCACTGGATGATCTTATGGTTTTACCAAAAGATATCTATGAAAAGAAGATTGAAACACTAAAGCAAAAGACTAACGGTAAGTTGATTGTCAAAGAGTATCCAACTGCTTCGGCCTCAACTGTTCATTTTAGATCATTGTTGAATGAACTTAACTTGAAGAAAGGATTTGTGCCAGATGTTATCATGGTCGACTATCTCAACATTTGTGCTTCAGCCCGTATTAAACCAGGCAATGGTGTTAATTCTTACACCTACATTAAAGCCATTGCTGAGGAGTTACGAGGTCTCGCTGTAGAATATAATGTTCCGATCTGGTCTGCTACACAGTTGACAAGAGGTGGGTATGGTTCAACTGATCCTGACCTTACTGATACTTCCGAGTCGTTTGGTCTTCCTGCAACTGCGGATTTCTTTGTGGCTTTGATTGTAACGGAACAGTTGGAACAGTTAAATCAAATTATGGTAAAGCAATTGAAAAATAGGTATGCTGATCCATCCAGGTATAAAAGAGATGTAATAGGAGTTGACAAGACACGTATGAAGTTGTATGATATTGAACAGTCGGCGAAAGATATAGTGGATACTGGAGAAGATATTCCACAACCTAAACCTAAGTTTGAGAACAAGAACAAGTTCAAAGGATTAAAAGTATGAGCAAATACAAATATTATCCTGAGTTCAATGATGATGATGAATTGCTTTGGCTTGTTTATGAAGAGGCCAGCGACCAAGTTGTTGCTGAGTTTTTCTTTGAGGAAGACGCATATGCTCTTTGCAACTTTCTAAGTAAAGGTGGCGGCTTTGCAGGCTTCACACCATCTTTCATTCTTCAAAGAGTTCCTGTTCAAGATATCAATCAAACCTTTCAGGCTGAGTTTGCTTAATTGGTCCCATAGCTCAACAGGATAGAGCAATTGCCTTCTAAGCAATAGGTTGGATGTTCGAGTCATCCTGGGATCGCCACTACATTGGGAGATGAAAATGCGTGAAGAAACAAAGCATACATACTATTGGGTAGTCGAAGCAACTAATAATGGAAAGGTGATCTTTCGTAAAGAGTATCACGATACGGAAGGAAAAGCGTTTCGTGCTTACAAGTCTTTAAAAGCCAATGGAACTGTTTCTATACAGCGTAAATGGCATGAGAGGAAAACTGCATGAATGAAGATGAACTAAAGAGACAAGCCATCTTTAGAATGCTTGTCTTCTTTGCCATTACAATCGTTATTGGCTTTATCGCCAGTGACATTAATATACTATCAAGTCAATGAGGAGTTAAACATGTTCAACCTATCAGATGAAACAAGATCCACAATTATTTCTATTCTTCGTGACAGATTTGGCATTACACAGACTGATGATGAAATCAACACCGTCATCGATGAAATCGTTGATGCTGTAAAACGTCAGTTTGGAATGTAAGGAGAAAGTTATGATAAGAGCAAATCCAACAGAAATTCCACAAGAAGTTCTAGATAAACTTTTCGATACAATGAGATCAAAACTTCCCGCCGATGTTTCTGATGATGTTATCAGAGAAATTATGGCAACCAATTTGCAGATTGTTAGAGAATTTCTGCAAGGTCCTTAGTCTTAATGTATATTGAAAAGTATCCCGGTGATTTAGAAAAGTTACAGAAACATCTTCACCCTATCATCTATGATATGGTTAAAGTTGCTAAAGATGAACTTGCTGTTAAACCAGATACTCCTAATCTCAATGTGTTGAAGGGAACATCAACAGCATTCATCGCTGATGGTAGTGGTAATAACATACACAAAAATCCAGAGTTCAACGAGATCACAAAATTTGTTATTGAGGCGGCTAATCGATATTTTGATATCGAAGGTCTACCAAAAGAAAAATTGCAAATCGCTATGGCTTGGGTTAATGTGTATCCTAAGGGATCGTATATCAAACCACACTATCATAGTTTTGCGCCCGAAGTTCGTAGCGCAGTATTCTATCTAAA